CCCGCCGTGAACGCCCTGCCCGATTCGATGCACTCCCGCAGGAAACCCAATCGCACATCGACCACGCGATAAGCGTTGCCGCACACCGGACAGTCAACGCTTACCGCGCCGACCTCCGCACTCAGCTCCACGCCGCACAGAGGATTCAGGCACCTGCCGATACCATGCCTGGATGGCGGCACGTCGATGATGCCCAGCGTCTTGCGCGTCAACCGCTGCCAGTCATGCCAGATCAAACCGATGTCCGGCAGGCGGTTCAAACGCTGGCATGACCAACATGCCTTGAGCATGTCAACGATGGGCGGGACCGCGATGCTTGTGGCCCATGGCATGGCCGGCGGCGCATACAATCGACACCACAACGCCGTCACCGCATCCTCGATCTCCTGCAGATGGTCAACGACCGAGAGTCTGATAGGCGTGGGCGCGGACGGCAGATTGACACGTCCAGGCTGGTGACCTCCATAATGCGCCGTCGAATCCAGAAACTCGCGCAAGGCATGGATCCAGACGGGATAGTCGTGGATCCATCCCCTCAAAGCGGTCTCGCACTTGTCGCACATCGTGGCTTGAATACGGCACTCCCCGCCGCACACTCTACATGTCGTGGTTGCTTCCCGTTTTTTGCCCATATGTTGCGATTTTATCATTTTGGCCATCCCGAATCGAACATCAGTTCCATTTCAGGTATTCCCGCCCACGGGTCGGGGTTATCGGGATCCGGACGCACCGCCGGGAACCCCTCAAGGGTCGAATAATGGAATTCCCTCCCGCTCATGTCGGCAGGTTTGACACTGACAGGCATGAGCGCACAGTCGTGCGCGCCCAAGTATATTCCATCCGGACTGATACCCAACGGTCCAGCGACCGTTTCCAATCGGATTGTGTCCGTCTGCGCGATGAGACGGATCCGGATGAGCTGCCGGCCGAGGATGATCGCGGTGGTCAGGTCATCGCCGGTGATGATGCCGGCGTCCCATGACTGCCAGACAACGTCACGTTCGCTGAAGACCCATCGTCCACACGAACAGACGACCGGCACAAGGTGCGCCGGATTGCCTGGCGGCGCGAGCCGGCGCATCCACAATGGTGG